TCACGGACATAAAAGAAATTGTAGACTGTGCCCGAGACATTAGCAAATATTATGATGATTTAATCAAATCGGTGCAATACTACAATCTATTAGGGGTAGGAGAACATACCGTTAACGGAGAAGCCGTCACGGTTGATATGTATGAACTCAAAAAGAAATTGTGGTTGTGTTTGAATAGTGTCAATGCACTTGAAGGTATTAGATTTTATGTCAGCTTTGCTTGCTCATGGGCCTTTGCTGAACTGAAGAAAATGGAAGGCAATGCCAAGATTATCAAATTAATTGCGCGAGACGAAAATGTTCATTTAGGGTCAACGCAGACCCTTCTCAAATTGTTGCCACAGGATGATCCTTCTTATGCTTCTATAAAAGAAGAAACTCGTGCAGAATGCAATCAAATGTTTTTAGCCGCCGCAGCACAAGAAAAAGCCTGGGCACATTATTTGTTTCAAAACGGATCCATGATTGGGCTTAATCAACAATTATTGTGTCACTATGTAGATTGGTTGACCTGCAAGCGCATGACAGCAGTAGGACTAGACTGTGGAATGAAACCAGGATCAAATCCCTTACCATGGACAGCCAAATGGATTGCCGGCGCCGAAGTGCAAGTTGCTCCACAAGAAACAGAAATTTCAAGTTATGTAATTGGTGGCACGAAACAAGATGTTGATAATAATACATTTCGAGGATTTAGTTTATAAATGTCGGAAATTGCACAAGTAATACAATGATTTTTTTAACTTCAGGTTGTAGTTTCACCGGACAACAAAATCTAAAAAACGGATGGCCTGTGTGGTTAAAAGACTTTGGTGCTGTTCGTAATCTTGGTATGCCTGGCGCAGGTAACCAATATATAAGTGACAGTATAATTTTAGAACTAATTTATTCAAATTTTGATTATGATTGTGTAATAGTTATGTGGTCCGGACTACAAAGAATAGATTTAATAGTTGATGAACTAGTTGTTGACAACAAAAGACAAGCTTTAGATAACATATTTTTTGAGTTCAGTGGTGATGTACTAAGCCAAAATTCAATTTACCAAGAACTTATTAAAAAAGGAAACGAGTTAACTAGAGGCATTAGAAGTTTATTTGAAATGATTAAATTGCAAAATTTTTTAAAAAGTAAAGGCATAAAATATTATTTCATGACTTACGTAAATTATTGGAACCACAAAGATTATGTAAAAAATAGAAATTTTGGAGTTTATAAATATCAAGAATTAAAAAATATATGCAAGGAAATTGATTTTGAAAACTTTATTTTTGCAGAAAATAATGATTGTATATATGAAACATCGCTAAATTGCAATGGTTTAGAATCAGATGACTTTCATCCTTCGACTGTTGGATATGATAATTGGATGAGGAGTTATGTTTATCCAAGATTAATTAAAGATAAAATAATAAAATTTAACTCGTAAAATATTATGAATATACTAGTAGCAGGATGCAGTTTTTGTTTGGAATTAGGGCCATTACTAGCAAGATGTAAAGAAGATAAAATAATTTAGGAAAAGACATGATTACTATCTATTCAAAAAATAATTGCCCATTTTGTGATAGAGCAAAACAATTGTTAGAAAGCAAAGGCGTCAAATACAATGAAATTAACATAGAGTATGACCCAGAATCGCGGCAGATGCTAGTAGATAAAGGTCTACGAAGTGTGCCACAGATATTTCATGGATATGAACTTATTCCAGGCGGCTTCGATGGACTTCAAAAACAACCAAATGAATTTTTTGAAAAGGTAAAAAATTAATGTTAGTTTCAAAGATTTATTCCACAGGGGATATTGTGAGTTTCAAATTGGTAACCGGGGACGAAATTGTTGCTCGAGTTGAATTGATATCGGACGATTACTTAGAAATCTCTAAACCATGCACTGTGATGCCCAGCCCTCAAGGCATGGGACTTATTCAAAGCCTGTTCACAGCCGATGCTGATGTGAATGTTCGACTGCAAAAACAACATATAGTTATGCATGCACCCAGTATTGACCAAATGAAAAAACATTATATCAAAACAACCACAGGTATTGAACCTGTTACCATAGGAAGTATTATTACCTAGGAAAATATCATGCGTGGTGCAGCTCGTAAAGGTCAAGATGTAGCAGGCGGTCTAATCATTGCAGGTAGTCCTGATGTGATAGTAAATGGCACTCCCCAGGCTAGAATTGGCGACGCGGTCCAAGGGCATGGACCCGGAGTACATGCTGGACCAGTGATGGCTCAAGGTTCATCTGATGTAATTGTTAATGGGATTCCGGCCTGTAGACTAGGTGATCCAGCCACTTGCGGTCACACAACATCTGGCAGTCCTGATGTTTTTATTAATTAATGTAAAATAAAAATACACATTAACTGCCCATATTACTTGTAAAAAATCAGAAAAAATGCTATAATGTACCCGTATTATGGGGTTAAAGCAGTTGTTTTCTCAAAAAATATGAAGTTATATAAAACTACAACCTTAAGAAGGAGGAAAAAAGATGAGACAATATTTGCCCAACGTAGCAAAATTTGTATCAATCGTTTTTGGTATGTGGCTAGCCACATACACCTTGGTAGAGGTCACCAAAAACAAATTTGAATTACTCAAGGCCGAGAAGGCCGAAATGGCTGCTGTGCATCCTGTTACTGGAGAAGAAAGATCTCGCCAGCTACGATGCCTGACGCAGAACATTTATTGGGAAGCCGCCAGCGAACCATTTGAAGGTAAAGTAGCTGTGGCTCAAGTAACAATCAATCGCACTAATAGTAGCCAGTTTCCCAATGACATCTGTGCAGTCGTGTATCAAAAAAATGTAATCTATTCTCGAGTGGTTTGCCAGTTTTCGTGGTACTGTGAAGGAACTCATAGAGTACGTCCTGTTTATCAACCCTTGTACAATGAAAGTGCAGAAGTTGCTAAAAAAGTATTGCTAGAAAACTTTAGATTACCCAGTCTCAAAAATGCCATGTATTATCATGCAGACTATGTTCGACCAGGATGGGGTAAAAAGCCCATTGCCAAGATTGGCCGCCATATTTTCTATAATAGTTGAGCGTGATAATTAATAATGCCAATTTTGTATTCAACACCAAAATCTAAACTAATGGACACTTCAAACAAAACTGATTCAAGAAAAATTGATTTTGACCGCATCAAGTCAAGTGTGATTGATTTTTTTTCTTCGCACTTTAGCAAAATATCGGCAGAGACCATGGGATGGTTGGCAGCTATTGCACTTCATGCTGCCACCGTTCCCACTTTACTGGCTCTCTTGACTGGATTGACAGATTCAACACCCAGCGTGGATGTTGTGCTGTTTATGTGGTTGGGACTCGTGCTGTTGTTTGGTCGTGCTGTTATCTTAAAGGACTTGCTTAATATTGTAACAATAGGCTTGGGCTTTGTGATTCAAGCTGTTCTCATGGCACTTATCCTATTCAAGTAAGCTATAAATACTAAAAATAGGAGGCAGCCGTGAGCAAACGCCTGGAATTAACAGTCGAAGATGCTGTTCAAGAATACGACGATGAAATTGGGGCTGAAGATTATGGTTTTATCTTTGACGCAGAGGGAAATTTAAAGTACGCATTTATACCAGAATTTCCGCCTGATAAACCACCCAAAAATATACAAAAAATTATGAAGCTGTTGGGCGTTATTGATCTTTCCCAGTTCAACGAAGACTTAACAATTCATTAATATTTTGTTAACTTCAGCATAATGATCCTTTTTGCTATAATACCAGTATGAAAAAGGACACGACATTTTATTTCAAGTGGCTTGCAACTTTTGTAACAATCGTTGGGGCTATTTGCACTTCTATTAACATTTATCCACTTGGACCAGGCCTACTAAATGTAGGGGCATTTTTGTGGCTGATTGTAGCCGTAAAGTGGCGCGAGTGGAGTCTTATTGTTATAAATGCAACACTGTTGCTGATCTATACAGCGGGACTTGTTATTAAATTGCTATGATATGGTTTGTTATTGTTTTGTTAATTGCTGTATGGGCTTATTTGGCCCATAACAACGACAACGATCATTGCTAAAATAGCAACACAATTTTGGTAGACCATAATGGCCCATTTTGCTATAATCACTGTATAGTAATTAACAAGGAGCCCAAAATGACTACAGCAACTTACCAAGCACTTACAGAACAACAAAAGCGTGAAGTCCGTATGTATGGCTGCACCGAAGCCCAGATGCGTGAAGCAGTCGAATCGAGCATTACAATGAAGTTTAGCGGCCCGGCCATGATTGTTGCCAGCATGATGTCGGATGCACAAGAAATGGTCAATACTGAATACGGCGAAGTTGACTTTATGCGAGCCGAAGACGCACGCCAGCAGTTGAACCGTGCCAAGTGGGTTTTGTTTACTTACATTATGGATCGCGACGATAGTTAGTCGCTGCTATGAAAGGGTAATATCATGGGTGACCAGAAACTTATAGATGTGTTATACGAAGAATTGGTACACTTGGATGAGCAGGCAGGTTGCTTTGACGAGGACACTAATGCTGCCATTGATAAACAGCGTTGGGCACTTTACAAACAAATCCAAGAATTGGAGGCAGAATGAACGATAGAATCCAAGAACTTGCTGAACAAGCCCAAGACTGGGTAGACCAACAGAGGCCTTACGCCAGCGAAGAGCATGAATACTTTGTTGAAAAGTTCGCCGAATTGATTGTGCGGGAATGTGCCTATGCTGCTTGGATCAACGGTATGGACGAGTATAAAAAAATATTAAAACATTTTGGAGTAGAATAATGTTCGATCATTCTGTAAATTTTGTTACACGTACCGACGGTCGAGGCCATTGGAGTACTGAGGTCAAAACTGTACGGATCAATCGTGTGTGCCTGGCTTACATAGATCAAGACACCGGTGATTTTGGAGAGCTTAGAGCTTACTTTGATCGTTCAGAATGGGATGTTGACGACGATGGCTTGATCTATACCGACATGCTGTGGAAACATTCGTTTCTGACTTGTATGGAAAATCATTTTGGTTTAAGTCCGGACGCCGTTCTCGATGTCAGCTACAGTGAACAAGGCATGCAGGGCGATAACTATGTGAGCATGGATGTGGGTCCACAGTTTATCATGGAGTGCAATGCCCTGTACCGTTTTATTGTACATAGAGAAGCAGTAAATATATAATCATGAAAAAGATAGTGAAAGTACCGTACCAACAAACCCGAGCACATTGTGTGTTGTTTGAGGCTGGCTCGCCATTCCGAACTCGTACAGTGGAAAACAAACGGCAGTTCAAGCGACAGCTTAAACATCGTAAACAGGAGGATCTATGACCAGCTGGATTCTTGTAGTAATGATTTACACCACCAGTGGACAGTTTGTAGAAAAAGTTGCAGTGGGACCATATGCTAGTAAACAGCAGTGCCAAGCAGCTAGGTTTGATGGACTCAAGCGTTTTCGACTGGAAACAGTTTGTGTAACACGAGCACACTATGAAGGTCGAACTGTTGACCCAGGTGTAGCACCCGACTAAGGAAAACACATGAATCCCAATTACAGCAACAGTTCATATGGCCCGATCAAGTACAGCCTTAACCGCAAGCGGCAAATCATCAACGCACATCTCGAAGAACTGCATGCCATGCACATGAGCATGATAGAAGCGGCTGTACAAATAAAAGAGCATGAAGGCTTTCCTGAAGCTGCCCAGGTTATCAACCATGTTCGAGGTCTGGCATGAATGTAGAAAATTTAGTAGATGATATTCTCGCTGATCGTGTGGCAATTAAAGAACTGGACATGCAACAAATGGAAGCACTGGTAGACTACATGCGTGAAAGTATCAGCACAATAGACAACGATGAGTGTCGTGAGGCCTTACTAGTACTAGTAAACGCAATTGAAATAGCAGCTGAGAACAGATTTGGCAATGAGGCAGCAGGTGATTGGGATGATACCATTGAGGCTAGTATTGCTCGTGGCAACACTTATTTTGAATTGGAAAATCCGGTAGTGCAGTAGCGATGTAATATATCCATAAAAAAGGCAGTAATTTAGACCCGCTTCGGCGGGTTTCTTTTTGGGTTGATAAATAATTATATGTCAGCCAATGGAATAGCACAATTAGCTCTAAAAAGAGACAGGCAAGATCAGAAATTAACCCTTGCAGGAACAGACAGGGCTGACCGTAATTTAGTTCAACCCGGTAGATACGCAGATACTTCAGCCGATGCTACACAATTGCCTACACGCTACAATGCGTCAAGTAACACCGGTTCATTGGTGGATAATCCGAACACCGGTGGCCTTAAAAAAGGCAGGCCCTGGGCGTCATAAATGACATATTAATTAGTTGACGTCATTCCGTTAGTATAATATACTAGCCATACAATTCTATAAATACACGCTATGTTATTTGGATCACTAATCATGTTAGTGGCTGTGACCATTTCGGCAATCGCTGCATGGTATTCGGTCGAAGGTCTCACTGCTATATTCAGTGCCGCAGTCATACCTGTTATCATTATGGGCGGCGCACTTGAAGCCGGCAAATTGGTTGCCACAGTTTGGTTACACAACAACTGGCAACGAGCCGGATGGGTATTCAAGGCCTATCTTGTTCCTGCTATCGTATTCCTAATGCTACTAACCAGTATGGGTATCTTTGGTTTCTTAAGCAAAGCACACAGTGATCAAAGTTTGGTTTCCGGCGATGCTACCAGTAAGGTTGCTATATATGATGAAAAAATTAACACAGAAAGAGAAAACATAGCACAGGCCAAAAAGGCCATTGAGCAAATGAATGCCCAAGTAGATCAAATGCTAGGAAGAACAGATTCAGAACGAGGCACCGATAAAGCAGTTATTATTCGTAAGCAACAGGCCAAAGAACGAGCCGCATTACAATCAGAAATCACACGAAGTCAAAAAACAATTCAACAATTACAAGCCGAGCGAGCCCCATTGGCCGCAGAGGCTAGAAAGGTAGAGGCAGAAGTTGGACCTATCAAATATATTGCTGCTCTTATATACGGCGACAATCCCGATCAAAATATTCTTGAGCGGGCTGTACGTTGGGTTATTATACTTATTGTTATTGTATTTGATCCGCTAGCACTAACACTTATCCTCGCTGCCAACAAACAATTTGAATGGGCAAGACAGGGTCGTGGTGGTTGGATTCATGACGACGATGCCGCCGCTATGGCTACCAATCCCAATCCGCCAGGCGTAGAACAACGACCTTGGACTGAGGCAGAGATTGCTGCGTTGAATCGGTTGGATGAAAAAATAAATCCCGATCGGGAGGCAGATGAATTTTTTGAACGAGCGCACCTAGCAGCACAAGCAGCAGATATGTTAGATGAGCAACATCGTGCTGAACAAGCAAATACCGAGGCAGACCAAATTAAACAGGACGAAGATTTAAATATACCCGTTCTCGAAAATGAAGAAATGTGGGCACAACGAGTGATCGACGAACAGCCAAAATATCCAGCCGACGATGGTGCTTTGACTGACAATCAAATTGCTCAGATTCGATCATTTATAGAGGAAGAACAAACGGTTCCAGCAGCTACCGCAACAGAGGAACCCACGGAAGAGTTGCCACCACCTGTAGATGAATTTAATACGCCCGTCAGACGCGGTGCAGACTATGCTGTGCGTTACAAAGGCAAAGTGTACAACCTAGATGCATTTAACAAACTGTATCCGGGCATGTCCATACAGGCCGACAATGACAAATTGCAAGCAGCCAGTCAGTGCGGTTTTGGAGAACGATTCCCAGATACGCCCATGAAGGGTGATATGTTTATTAGAACAGATTATCTTCCTGACCGACTGTTTAAATGGAATGGTCAAAAATGGATCGAAGTAGATAAAAACTCCACTGACAGTTACACTTACAATCAGGCTTACATTCAGCATCTGATTGAAAAGCTTGAAGCCGGCGAATATGAAATTGAAGACCTCAGCGACGCCGAACAAGCTCAAGTTGAACAACAGATCGAAGAAATATTGAAAGGCAAGCGTGGATAGTAATTTAGTTACCCCGCCCGACATTATACACAACGGGTTGTATTCAGTGTTATTAGTTGACCTAGACCAAATTGATTTGGATGCAGTTATAAGATTTTGCCAATATTCTGCAGATGCTTATAACGTGTATGCGTATACTCCTAACATGAATAACAATCATTGGTTACAACAAGCAGTGGAAGCATGCGATACTATTATTGTGAATTCTAGACTGGACCAGTTCAAATCATTGTGTCTACTTGATAAAACATACTATTATGGCGATAAGTTTTACATAGAAAATCCTCGACGCATAACTGATCCTGTACACTTTTTTGCAGCACAAGCCCACGAAAATAAATAATCTTATGTATGAAAAATCAAACAAAGTAATAGGTAATTTGGTGGTAGTTACACACGACAATGTAGAAAAGGCTTTACGCAAATTCAAGAAAAAAGTGGCCGAAAGTGGCCTTTTGCAGAATTTACGTGAACGCGAAACCTATGAAAAACCAACTACTCGTCGCAAGAAAGCAAAAGCAGCAGCACGCCGACGTTGGCAAAAGAGATTGGCCGACGAGCAATTACCCAAAAAACTGTACTGATGTACATAGAGTTTCGCTTGCCAATGGGTGCCGGCGGAGCAGCAGCAGGCGCGGCACTTGCTCAAATTAGAAAAGACCTAGATACATGGGCAACCAGGTACCAGATTGCTGCTTATAGAACCAAAATACACAAGTATACATATCGGTTAAGTTTTGACAACAACAAAGATTACACACAATTTGCACTTACATGGAATCCTAGATATACAGTCAGTAATAATTTTGTTCTAATCAACCCAAAATAATTGTAGCACACTGTGAAATTTAGTATAATTGATGTATAAATAATTGTGTAGGGTGCTTCGGGCCCACAAAATACTTGCTTAATTAAGGAGAAAAATAAATGAGTACTATCATTGGTATTGATCTTGGTACCACCAATAGCTGCGTAGCAGTTGTCGAAAACGGAATCCCTAAAATAATTGAAAATTCAGAAGGCGCACGTACTACGCCCAGCATTGTGGCCTATACCTCAGACGAAGTTCTGGTAGGCGCTGGCGCCAAACGTCAGGCTGTAACCAATCCCAAGAACACTATCTATGCTGCCAAGCGACTGATCGGACGCAAGTTCATGGAGCAGGCTGTACAAAAAGACATCAATCTCATGCCCTATGAAATCATGGAGAGCAAGAACGGTGATGCTTGGGTACAGGCCAACGGCCAAGAACTGGCGCCTCCGCAAATCTCAGCTGAAGTGCTACGCAAGATGAAAAAGACCGCTGAAGACTATCTTGGGCACGAAGTAACACGAGCAGTAATTACAGTCCCTGCATATTTCAATGATAGCCAGCGTCAGGCCACCAAAGATGCGGGTGCTATTGCTGGACTTGAGGTATTACGTATAATCAACGAGCCAACGGCAGCAGCCCTGGCATATGGAGCAGACAAGAGTGACAAAAAAGACCGTAAAATTGCTGTGTATGATCTTGGTGGCGGTACCTTTGATATATCTATTATCGACATCGCTGATGTGGATGGTGATAAACAATTCGAAGTACTTAGCACCAATGGGGATACATTCCTAGGAGGCGAAGATTTTGATCAACGCATTATGGATTACCTTATTACTGAATTTAAGAAGGAATCTGGAGTTAATCTCGGCCGAGACGTAATGGCGCTACAGCGACTAAAAGAAGCTGCCGAGCGTACCAAGATTGAGTTGTCCAACAACACACAAACAGATGTAAACTTACCTTACATCACTGCTGATGCCACTGGTCCAAAACATCTTAACATTAAAATTACTCGAGCCAAATTAGAAAGTCTAGTTGATGATCTAATTCAGCGTACCATCGAACCATGCCGTACAGCAATGCAAGATGCTGGAGTAACTGCCGGCGATATAGATGAGATTATTTTAGTTGGTGGCCAAACACGTATGCCCAAAGTGCAAGAAGCGGTTGAACAGTTATTCGGACGAGCACCACGTCGTGATGTTAATCCAGATGAAGCAGTAGCAGCCGGAGCAGCAGTACAAGGTGCTGTACTAGGTGGTGATCGTAAAGATGTGCTATTACTTGATGTTACCCCACTGAGCCTAGGTATTGAAACCATGGGCGGAGTGATGACCAAACTAATACCAAAGAATACAACTATTCCTACCAAGCATAGTCAAGTGTTCAGCACAGCTGAAGACAATCAGCCTGCAGTTACTATCAAAGTCTATCAAGGTGAACGTGAACTAGTACAGCACAACAAACTGCTAGGCGAATTTAATTTAGAAGGTATCGATCCTGCACCTAGAGGTATGCCCCAAATTGAAGTTGTTCTAGATGTAGATGCAAATGGCATTCTTAAAGTAAGTGCTCGAGACAAAAAAACTGGCAAAGAAAATCGGATTACCATTAAATCTGATAGTGGTCTAAGTCAAGAACAGATTGAGGCGATGATTCGCGATGCTGAAACAAATGCCGCTGCGGATCGAAAGCAACTAGAGCTCATTGAAACTCGTAACCAAGCGGATTCAGTGATCCACCAAGTAAGAACTGATCTGAAAGAAGTTGGGGGCAAACTCGCAGAAGATCAGACGAAGACAATAAACGATAAAATAAGTGAACTAGAACAAGCCATTGCAGGCACAGACCGAGAAGCAATTACAACAAAATTGACTGAATTGTTTGTTGCCTCAAATGCAATCAACGAAGCAAAACAGCCGTCAACTACAGAGCAATCTGTAAAGCCCACTGCAGATGACAATGTAGTAGATGCTGAGTTTACAGAAAAGCCGTAAAGAATATGCGGTGTAGATGCCCGGGTGGGGTCTACACTCATATGTCATAACTTGCTTATAGAAAGGAGAACGTATTATGACAACTTATACAATTAGCACTTTTGATTTACCAACACTTCATCGCCATGCTGTAGGCTTTGATAGATTGTTCAACGAACTAGGACGCACTTTTGCCAATAGTAAAGCCGACAACTATCCGCCTCACAACATTGTTCGAATTGACGAAAATCACTATGCCATCCAACTAGCGGTTGCTGGCTTCAGTGAAGATGAACTTGATATTGAATACAAAGAAAATGTTCTAACGATTCGAGGCGAACAAAAGCAAAAAGATGAATACGAATACTTGCACCGTGGCATCAGTGCAAGAACTTTCACTCGTCATTTTACTTTAGCTGACAATGTGGAAGTTAAAGGCGCTACAGTAATTAATGGTATTTTGGCAGTTAGTTTGGAGCATATTGTTCCCGAAGAACAAAAGCCCAAGAAGATTGCAATTACATTCGCTAAGTAGTATAATAACAGTAGGGGGATACATCCCCCTACTTAAACCTACAAGACCATGAGCAAAACAGATATTGTAGTCAAACCTAGGATTCAAATCAAAACAAACATCCAGCCACCCAGTTTGTTTAATGTAATATATCTAAACGATAATGTAACAACTATGGAATTTGTTGTAGAATCTCTCAAAACAATTTTCCATCATTCAGAGCAAACTGCACATGAAATAACTTTGAAAATTCATCAAGAAGGATCTAGCGTGGTTAGTACTTTACCTTATGAAATAGCTGAACAAAAAGGTGTAGAAGCAACTCTTCTTGCTCGTAACAACGGCTTTCCTCTCAACGTAAAATTAGAACCAGCTAATTGAATGATATTCAATAAAATACGAGAACTTAAGGATAAGGGACTTAAGATTGGGATTACTTTTTCGACTTTTGATTTATGCCACGCCGGTCATATTGCAATGTTGGCAGAGGCTAAGAATCACTGCGATTATCTTATCGCCGGGCTGCAAACCGACCCCACAATTGACCGTCCGGATATAAAAAATCCACCCGTACAGAGTGTCGTGGAGCGACAGATTCAATTGGCGGCATGTCGCTATGTGGATGAAGTGGTTGTATATCAGACTGAGCAAGATTTAGTTGACATTCTTTTGACCCTGCCTATTGATGTGCGTATACTGGGTATAGAATACGCAGAAAAAGATTTTACTGGTGCACAAGAATGTTACAATCGTCGAATTGAATTGGTGTTTAACCAACGCGATCATTCGTTCAGTTCCAGTAGTCTGCGTAGACGTGTAGCAGCAGCCGAAGCTGATAGAGCCCTCAGGAGTCAATGATGGATGTAATGCTGGATCTTGAAACGCTGAGCACAAGACCATGGTCAGTTATTTTAACTTTCGGCGCAGTCAAGTTTAGCCCCTGGGAGTCGGATGTTGATCAAGGTCAAGGCCTATACTTAAAACCAGATGTTGACGAACAACTATCTATGGACCGACACGTTCAAGACGAAACAGTTGCCTGGTGGGGAACACAAACTGAAGAAGTAAGAGAAGAAGCTATGGGCATGGATGGTCGCATAAGTGTAAATGATATGTTGGATCAGCTCAATCGCTTTTTGGTTGGTGCAGATAATATTTGGTGTCAAGGACCTGCTTTTGACATTGTTATACTAGAAGATCTATATAGACAAGTTGGTCGTCCGACTCCGTGGCAATTTTGGCAGATAAGAGACAGCCGTACATTGTTTAGTGTTCATGGTGATCCAAGAGAAAAAAACAGACACGGTGCTCACAATGCATTGATTGATTGTTATTATCAGGCTAGAGCTGTACAGCATATATACAAAATAGTAGGAGTAAAAAAACGATAATGGATATTATTTTTAATAGACAAATAGCAGAAGAATTAAGTGAAAGATACACTGTTCTTGAACTAGAACCACACGATGTAGAAGGACAAATATTAGAAACATTTTGTGTAGTGCCCGGAGATCAAATTCCGTTAGAAGAAGTTGTTAAACTGGATCACTGGAAAAAGCTACACAATACATTTGTACAGGCCAACAAAGACAAAAACGCAAAACTGTGCTACGACTTACGTCCATATCTCAAAGGCAAGTGGGGCGGCGAACTAGACGAATTTTATGACATAGTTTGCGGCAGATTTGATCATCAAGAAACATAATATTGGTATTTTATCATGCCACGGTGTTATGATATATACTGTATGAACAAAATTTTAGCAGTCATCTTACTGGTCACTCTAGCCACAGCAGCCACAGCAGCCACAGCAGCTACAGCAGAACCTAGGTTTAGAAAAATTCAATTGATGTGTGGCAGCTTTGAAGATGTTGAAATTACCATGGAACGATATGGTGAAAAACTAATCATGGCTACTCAAGCACCCAATGAACAGACAGTAAATTTGGTATACGCTAATTTTGAAACGGAAACCACCAGCTGGTTTATTCATGATTTGAATACCAATGAATATTGCATGATGGGAGTTGGTAAACGAATACATATACCAGATACTAGTCCACTTAAACAAGGAACTGGATTAGGAACCAAAATTAATTACAAATAACCTGGAAAATTTCCAGGTTTTTTTGTGTCATAAAAAGGAGACAACTATGAGTTGGTTTGCACATCGTCCTGTCAAAAATCCTCCACAACCTGCACCTGTCACTCCACCGCATAGAATGTAGTGCCACATAATCATTAGGTTTTTTGTTGTAAATACTTGGTAGACACAAACAAAAACAACAAGTCTACTAAAGGAGCTAAAAAAAATGAAATATTGGGGCAAGATCATTGCGATCATGGCCGCCATGTGTTTCAATTCAGTAAATGCTTTCGAGTCAGGCACAGATTACAATAGTGCAAACATGTCGTATATGGCAAACAGCACTATCAGTCAAATAGTAGTTTTCGATTCAACAATGCAAAATGGAGGAACTTTAACATTTACCGTTGAGGCGCATGCTGGCGGAGGAAGACCATTACAACACGATACTGGTCAACTTAAATTAGAGTTTTACAATTCTAGTAATACACTATTAGGATCAAGTCAAACAAGTTATGCCACAGGTAACTTGTTACAAATGAATGCATGGAGTTCGGTACCGGGCGATAACAGTGAACCATGGACCACACTAAGTTTAACATCTACCAACTGTGGATCAGCAGGCAGTTGTAGTAGTGTTGCTTATGTAAAAGTAGTCATGATTGGTACTGACACTAGTTGGTGGGCAGGTAACTATGGTCCACAATGGCGTGTACCGACTGTTACATTTACACCCACAGGTGGTACAGCAGGCAATAATATACTTTACAATCCAGAATTTGGTCTAGATCCCGGCGGCGTCTTTGCACAAGGTTGGACCAGTTCTACCAGCTGGGGTGCTTGCGGTACGACCAGCGGAAGTGTAATGTGTACAACCACAGCCACAGGTGTAACTGCCAACATGAGCGGCGGAGGCTATGATGCCAATGGTGGCACCACAGCAGCCACTCCAGGAGGTTATAGCGGTACACTTACCACAGCCAACTTTAGTGGTAGTAGCGGAGGTGGCTCGCCCACTGTGGTATCAACAGCACCTGGTACACCTATAGTGTATACTAGTTCATCCACAGGCGCCACTACAACTACAGTTGTTGATACACCAGGTGCCACTACTGTAGTAGAAACTGTTACTGACACTAGAGGAGCCGGTACAGCAAAATCTTTGACTGTGACAAGAAATATCACCATTGTGGCTACCACACCAGTTACACGGGTGACAACAGATACAACTCCAGTGACTACAACCACTGTGACAACTCCTACCACTGTAACCACATACAGCGATGGATCCACTGTCACAACAAATGGTACCCCGGTTACTACAACTAGTACCGTCAATCAAACAGTAACAACTACAACCACATTTGATCAAGTGGTCACAACTGGCACTAGTCAAGATTATGCAACAAGAATTGATCAATACACAGTGCTAGCTGACACTAACTCTTATGTTAATTTGCTATCACGAAATGATGTATTGGCCAGACAAAGCATAGTTGATGGCGAAATCGCGTTCCGTGGCAATGTAGGCAAAGAAGGCACTGTAAGTTTTTACTCTATGGGAGAACGAACCGGTGAGTACACCGTAGACGGATATACCATTAGCAGCAAGAAATTTGGTTTTGGTATTGATAAGTTATTATCTCCAAGAACCGTTATTGGTTTCAGTGTCAGTCGTTCAGAATCTGCCATGTCCGGCAACAATGCCACAGGTGGATTGAACAAAGATATTGTAAACTTGTATTCTATCTCAAATTTGAGAAATTGGTTGTTTGCCTCCGAGTTGGGATATGCCAATAACGAAATGACCACAACACACAGTTTGCCTGAATTGGGTTACAGCAACAGTTCAAGAACTGTCGGTAGTGATAGATGGTTGGGACTGAGACTTTATACTCCGGATTTAAAAGGGCTACGTCCATTTGTTGGATACCGAGTGGAACAAAATACGCGAGATGCTGTGACCGAACTGGGTAGTGCTTTGACTGCCATGTCATATGCAGCGGTAGACTCAACTGCAAAACGCAGCGAACTTGGTGTGCGTTTTGATAGATCATTTGGATCAGTTGCGGTGTTTGGTGAATATTCACAAACTGACGACGCAGTCAAAATTGCAAGGTTGGGTATTAGAAAAGACCTTACAAATAGACTTTCATTGGCAGTGGGGGCAGTTCAACTACAACACCGTGACATACAAAGTGTAGCCGGCAACTTTGTGTTAAGAATAGGGTTTTAAGCGTACTTTAAGTTGACAAAAAGCCCCGCAAGGGGCTTTTTTGTTTTGACCAAATAAGTATAACTAAGTTCGATAACTATTGGTCCGTCAAAAATTAATTATAAAGGATCAACTATGTGTGACCCAATTTATAGGGTTATTTTAAGTTCAATTCAGGAGCGGAGGAAATGGATCCGCTAACCCTCTTTGCCCTTGCAAATGGTGCCGTACAGGCTGTAAAAAAAGGCTGCGAATTATACAAAGAAATAGCCAGTGCAGCCGGTGATGTCAAGGGAATACTGTCGGATTTAGATGCACAGTTTGGTGAGAAATTCAAACATCGAGCACCTACGGTTGCAGAAAAGAATCAATTTATCCAAGAAAAAAATCGGATAATTGAATTAAGCAAAAAACAGCCCAACGATGTGTATACTCAAATTGGCGAAGAACTGGGTGTGTATTTTGAAAACTATGCCAAGTGTTCGGCCATCTTCGAAGAAGAAGAAAGACATGACAATGAAGTGTACACAGGCGAAACCAGTTTAGGCAAGCGAGCACTTCAGCGAGTGCTCATGCAAAGTAGATTGGTTGCCATGGAGGCCGAACTGAGAGAACTCATGGTATACAATTGTCCAACCGAGCTGGGTGACTTGTACACCAGAGTGCAGGCCATGATGGAAAAGATGAAGCGGCAACAGGCAATCGCCTGGGCCAAGAAACGTGTGGATGATCGTCGAGCCGCAGACACAAAACGTAAAAGAATTGAACATATCAAATGCAATGCCTGGAAGTATGGCATAGGCGCTGTCACATCGTTATATTTGATATGGTTGATCTGGGCCGTGGTACAGATTCGAATAGAAGTTGACCCCGAACTGGGTAGATGCCTGATTCCCAAAGGCAGTGTGGTATATGATTGGTACAACAATTTAAAGTGGATAGATTGTGAAATAAAGCAATGAATAAATATCAATTTATCGTCAAACCCAGAATTGATTTGATTGAACGCATGTATCAGGATCATGGTTACACGGTGGAAGAAATATGTATGCGGCTAAGATACCCAGAACAAGCGGTAAAACTGATTATTGAAAGACACCAACTACAACATGGCACAAAATCCTGGCGTTATTAAAGCTGTATTGGACCTGCATCGGCAAGGATACAGTCATGTGGCAATTGCAAAAACTTTAAACTTGCACATAGAAGAAGTAGTAAATATAATTAATGTATACCATTGACTTAGTAAAGTGGGGACTGAGATTGTTCTTTTGGGCAGCAATGACCATGGCTATCAGACAAGGCAGCTTGTTTGCTATGGCAATGTGTGCTACAATATTCCTAATCATGGAATATTTCATTGAAGATCTAGAAAAGTACCCTACATAATGTTTAGATTTTTTCTTGCTTACGCGATCTTTATGATTGTGAGCTACCCTGTTTTTTCTACTAATATATCGGCTAAGTCTTGGCTTATAGCCGACGGTAATGGTACCGTATTAGAATCGGAAAATATTGAAATACAGCAGCCTATTGCAAGTATAACCAAGTTAATGACAGCCATGGTAGTTCTTGATTCTAACGATAATTTACAACAACCTCTTGACAGGAGATTTCGCGGCCTAATTGTTAATAGAGAACAATTAATTAATTTGGCGGTTATACGTTCAGATAACTATGCGGCTAAAATGCTATGCGAAGTTTATCGTAGAGGATACAATAATTGTATATCTGATATGAATCATAAAGCTCAAATACTAGGAATGACCGATACAAGATTCGCGGACAGCAGTGGCCTAGATAACAGAAATGTAAGTACACCTCGAGATTTGATTAAGTTGTTGATGGCAGCTGAACGATATAAAGAAATTGTGTATGCAAGCAATCAAGCAGTAGGCGAACTTGTAAAGAAGAAAAAGAAAAAATTCATTAAATTTAAATATAATAACACAAATCCTTTGGTTAACAAGTATAACGTAATTGTAAGTAAGACTGGATATGTAAGAGCCAGCGGCGGATGTTTAGTAATGAGTGTGTACATTCGCAACCAAAAACGCTTGTTTGTGGTATTAAATAGTAACACAACCAGAACACGTATACATGACATGGAACAATTAATTTTGAATACTATCAATGCAACCAGCGTACAATAAATAAAACAATACTCGTAAATTTGATTTTCTACACGTTAAAATTTCAAAAGGAAAACTAATGCACATAGGCTTTATCGGTCTTGGTAAGTTGGGCATGCCTTGTGCTGAAACAATGGCACAAGTTCACGATGTAGTTGGTTATGATGTGTGTCCAAAAACCAGCAACAAAATTAAAATATCTGACTCTATACGAGGTGCAGTGGTAGGAAAAGATTTGGTATTTGTGGCAGTACAAACTCCGCATGATCCTGCCTATGATGGCAGCCAACCAATTACACATTTGCCTAATAAAGATTTTGATTATACTACAGTTAAACAAGTGCTTAACAATATCAATGCATGGGCCAGCCCAGATCAGTTAGTTGTGTTAATTAGCACAGTATTACCTGGTACAGTTAGAAAAGAACTACGCTCATGTATTACCAATGCTCGCTTTGTTTATAATCCTTACTTGATTGCCATGGGCAGTGTTGAGTGGGACATGATAAATCCTGAAATGGTTATTATTGGAACCAAGGATGGAAGTGAAACAGGAGACGCCAAGACATTGATTGAATTTTATAAGTCTATCATGCAAAACAATCCTAGATACATAGTCGGTACCTGGGATGAAGCAGAATCAATCAAAATATTTTATAACACATTTATTAGTACCAAAATTGGATTAGTAAACATGATTCAAGATGTTGCTATGGCAAATGGTAATATAAATGTTGATGTTGTTACTGAGGCATTGGCCAATAGCACCATACGTATAATGAGTCCAAAATACATGCGAGCAGGAATGGGCGATGCAGGTCCATGCCACCCAAGAGACAATATTGCACTACGTTGGTTGGCAGAAAATTTAAATCTTGGTTATGATATTTTTAATACCATAATGCATGCAAGAGAAAAACAGGCACGCAACATTGCAAGATATCTTGCCAAAATACAAAGGCAATACAACTTGCCTATATTCATTATGGGCAAAGCATATAAACCAGACGTTGATTTCGTTGATGGCAGTTATAGCTTATTGATAGGTCATTATTTGCAATCTATTCAAGCCAAATTTTATTATGTAGATCCTTTAACCGGCGACGATCCTCCATTCAATGGTATGCCGGTAATAGCATTTTTAGCTCACAACAGAAATGTCACATACGGATATACAGGAGAACAACGAGAACAAGAACTATATGTTGACTTAGAACCTGGCAGTGTAATTGTTGATCCTTGGCGCAAATATAAAACCAGTAAAGATTACAAGGTAATTTATTATGGTAACACACGAACAGTTTAACATTGCAAAATTTTGGGATGATGAATATACAAAATTAGATTACATAAAAGAAAAATTCAATGATCCTGCTACACAAATAGAGTGGGAAGATGCGGGATTCCGCGGTCCATTTGGTGGTTGGATGTGCGACATGCGTAGTGCTCAGCCCAGTTGGAATCAAAAATTTATTGACTTCTTTGAAACTTATGGCAAATGGAAGAACATAGGCACATGTTATTACAGAATGGATCCAGGTAGCAGTTTACCCAATCACATTGATACCTATCGTCGCTACATTGAATTATTCAATTTACAAGGTCAGGAATACCGGATACGTCGAGCAGTGGTATTTTTACAAGATCGTAAACCCGGACATTTTGCAGAATGTGAAAGCACTGGGTATGCTGATTGGATTGCAGGATTTACTTTGATATGGCCATGGGATGCACCACACAGTGCATTTAACATGGGATTCCAACCTAGATATACATTACAAATAACCGGACACATATGATACACTCATTCAATGAATGGGATCCATTACGAGAAGTTGTTGTGGGCCGTGCTGATTTTTCTAATTGGCCTAGTGATGATCCTGTATTCGCGCAAGAAAGTGAAAAAACCACTTGGCGAGAAACACCAGTACCTAGCGGGCCTGTTCCGGATTGGATCATTGATGAAACCAATGAAGATCTTGATGTTCTAGTACAAACCCTAGAGCAATACGGTGCTGCCGTACACCGACCCAAAGCCATCAATTTTCAAGAGCGCGGCGGTATGTACAATTATTGTCCAAGAGATCGATTATTGATCCATGGAAGCACAATTGTTGATCCTGCCATGATGTATCCTTGTAGAGACATGGAAATAGAAGCACTAGACGACGTTGTGTATCGTTCCGATACTGTACATCGTATGCCACGCAACGGCCAATATGTTATGGATGCTGCAAACGTTTTACGATTAAATGACCAGATGCTGTTTCTTGAAAGCGTAAGTGGTAATTATCAAGCAGCACATTGGTTGATGGGAAAATTTCCTTATGTCAAAATTGAAATATGTAAGTTTTACTCAGGAGCACATATTGACAGCACCATAGTTCCTTTGAGAGAAGGATTGGTGATGGTAAATGCCAGCAGGGTCAATATGGATAACTTACCCAATGTTTTTGACAATTGGGAAGTTATTTGGATAGATGATGTAGTAGAACAGGCATTTTATCAGTATCCGTATGCTAGTAAATGGATAGCTTTAAATATGCTGGTTTTGGATCCCAACACAGTTATTGTTGATAAACAGCAGAATAAATTAATAAAGATATTAGAAATACAAAATTTTACGGTAATCCCATTGGAACTAAGGCATTCGAGAACACTAGGCGGTGGTTTTCATTGTGTAACACTTGATTTAATTCGCCAACCCAATAAATAATAAACTAATAATAACAAAGGGTATCATGAGTTTTGGAAGTTACACTGATTGTCTTTTACGAGCGTACAAAGCACATACCAAACCAACTGAAATATTAAAACGCAAAAAAGAAATACTTGAGGTAATTGCTGAATTTCACAACTTCAATTCCACAAGAGTTTTGTATGTGGGTTTTAATCCTGCTATGCTAGTTGAATCAGCTAAAAATATTTTTTTAACGCAGGCATCTAACGATGCTTGTGAGTTCTTTAAGCAAAATAATGTTTCGTTTGATTATATACCAGCTGACAAATTGGGATCATATCACAAGCACTTTGATTGTGTTATGGTTTTGGATGAATATTTCACCTTTGCCAAAGACGATAATGAACAACGAGCACGAGTACAAGAAATTTGTAATCTTGCTCGAGAATATGTGATAACTACATGTAAGGATTACAAAAATCAAGAATTTAAAGACAGAGAATTCAGTATTCCGGCGTTGATAAGAAATGCTCAATCAACAGATATTTTTTTAGAGTTCCATGACCATGACAGTACCGATAGAAATAGCTGGAAAACTCATGTGTATCAGATTAGTAATCAATCGTTAATAGCATCTATGCCATTTGCTAGACGAGCAATGTTTTTTAAACAGTTGGCAAAATTTAGTCATGATGCCGGCGCAGTAGGTTTTAATGTACATAAAAATTTAATGTACAAAAGTTTAATCAAGAAAAATTACGAACACGTAATTAGTATTCAATTTGATAATGGATCTTAACACACATTTAGCAAAAATTGTTGAAGGACTTGTAGCAGATATAACCGCCAATGTATTGGTTAAGGTTGATTCTGCTATTGGCGCGGCCATAAACAACAGATTGGCAGCATACGACTACTCTTCACATATTCAAGAAGCAGCAAATAGCGCATTTGAGAGAAGAATAAGTGAATACACAGTAGATCCAAAGCGATTAGAAAATAGAATAGTCAGTAAAATAAATGAAACTATTGATGCTGCACAAAATCAAACTAGAGAACTTGTAGAAACACAAGTGCAACAAAGATTGACCACTATTGACTTTCAACGTGCAATAACTGATAATGTGAGCACTTTAGTAGCTGACAGGATGACCGAATTTGTTTTTCCAGAATCTAGTATAGATCCTAAAGCTATCAAACTATCAAATTTAAAAATTACCGGCGATAATATCAACGGTGGCATTATTGAAAATTTTAGTAGCACTGGTATCGATGATCGAGCCAGCCAAGTTGCATTAACAATACTAGATGACAGTACCGTAATAGAAAACAATTTGTTGACCAAGGATCTCACAGTTCAAGGATCAATGACAATAAATGGTTCATTTATTGTAAATGGCGACGTGCCTGAAAACACTGAGTTTTTTAAACGTCTAGTGTCCAGTGTAAGTTCTAACACTTTGACCAATCTAGATTATACATTGTTTAATGGATACAGTAATTTAATTTTTGATAAAATCAAGCAGGATGGCCTTGATTTAGAAAAAATAACTTTAAATGGTACAGAAATAGCCAAAAATAATATGTTGGGATCCAGTATCGTTAATTCAAATTTACAAACATTAGGTGAATTACTAGAACTCAAAGTAAGTGGAGAAAGCCTACTTGCACAAACATTTTATGTTACACCCAAGCGTGTTGGAATAAACACTATTGAACCTTCGGCAGCACTTAGCATTTGGGATGACGAAATTGAAATAGTTGCCAAGAAAAAATCTCGAGACACAGGGATTCTTGGTACAACAAGACAGCAAAAACTTGTACTGACTGCCAATAGCAAAGATAATATAGTTTTATGTGAAGATGGATCGGTGCAAATTGACAATCTCAAAATAGGTCAAATGCAATTCACCACTTCAAATACTCCGCCAAATTTTGTCAGTGAACGCTGTCATGTGGTCTGGAACACCAATCCCAATCCAGGTGGACCACTAGGCTGGATTTGTCTTGGCGGAGCCAACTGGGCTAATTTTGGCATAATTGATTGATGGCCAATCAAAAAATTTTTTGTGCAGTGCCATGGCATAACACTCATTTGTATTGGGACGGCACTTACGGTGTTTGTTGTTCAGAATCCCAAAAAGCACAAGGCACAAAATACAATATTCAAAATACTAATCTTATCACATGGTATAACAGCAATACCATGCAAAACTTTAGAGAACGAATTCTAGGTAACGAACCATTACCTGAGTGTATTGGATGTTATCATGAAGAATTATACGGACATCAAAGTCGTAGAATAAAAGAAAATTATAAAGTAGCTATATTCACAGAACATGCATTTGAAAAAAGTTTTGACCAGAGTCCATGGAAAAAAAATTTCAAATCTGACAGTGATAAGTTACCAATTGATTGGCATATTGATTTTGGTAATGAATGTAATCTAGCATGCAAAATGTGCGGTCCCGATGCAAGTAGCAAAATTGCTTCGCATTATACCAAATGGAAAATTCCGTTTCAGCACAAAGCAAATTGGACTAACGACAACCAGTGTTATCAACAATTCCTTGAAAACGTGCAATCAGTCTCTAAATTGCATAGAATACATGTAATGGGCGGCGAACCGACTATTAATAAAAGATTTATAGAATTTATTGATTGGTTGGTTAAAAACAAACTGACTCATTTAAGCCTCAGTTTTGTAACCAATGCCACAGTTATAAATCACGATTTGTTAGATAACTTACAAAAATTTAAAAGAGTTGACATAGAAGTCAGCGTGGAGTCGACAGAATCTAACAATCACTATATCAGACAAGGTAGTGACACAGAACAGGTCTGGAAGAATATAGAATATCTTAACAGTTTACAAAATGAAAACTTTTCACTAGTTTTAAGAAGTGTCCCGCAATTGTTAAGTATAAACACCTATCATAAACTTATAAAACGTGCGTTTGATTTCAACATCAGTATTCAAAGCAATCCGTTACGGCAACCATCGTATCTAGCGATTGACGTGCTTCCATATGAAGTGCGTCAGAAATTCAGACAAAATTTTGTAACATTAAAAGAATTTATTCAACAAAACAGTTCTGTAGATTTTAACACGTTGAGTGTTGGTAGAGATACTTCAAGACTAAGCTTACAATTAATTAGGGAATGCGATACCATGATTAATTTCATTGACAATCAAGCTCAAACTGATACAAATAAATTAAGAGAATTAGTAGCATGGATGACGCGGTGGGATACAGTACATAATTTAAACGCCTTAGAAATTTATCCTGAGTATCAAGAACTTTTTTTACAACATGGATACACAATTCAATCTTGACGTAGAAATAACTGTAGTTCCGCGTTGGTGGCGAACTAAACCTGTTATCACCTACGGAGTAGATTCACAAACAATTGACACAGTAGAACTGACGGATATCTTAGTTATAAAAGTTAATCAAAATTTAAAAAACGGTTCACATGTTTTTTGGATAGAATTTGATAATAAAGATTATAATGATTGCGTTCTAGAAAAAAATCTAGATATGGCTATAGAAATTCATGAAGTAAAATTTGAAAATTTAAGTTTGGATAGATTCAAATGGACCGGAAATTACCGTCCAAAATATCCCAGAGATTACCCAGACAAAAAGCCTGTTATAGAATCAGCAACATATCTGGGTTGGAACGGACGTTGGGAGTTGCCGTTTACTACGCCCATATTCACCTGGATACACCGTTTGGAGAATTTGGGTTGGTTATACGAACCTTGACACAAATCTAAATATGCTGTTATAATGCAGTATGACTCTAGTACTATCCAATTCTGAATAGAACAAAATACTTACTTAAATTCGTGTAGAACACAGACTGTCGGCTGGTATGCATTGGCGGTTAAGAGAAAATTACGGATTTCGTGCTCGTAAGTATTCTGGATTTGACACCAGGATTAATAAATAGGTCAATGACACTAGGCTAGATTTTGATACCGAAGCATAGGCAAACATTTTTCAGAATGAAATTTCTATGACTACTAATGCATATCTAGTTTATTGGTGTGAAGAAGGACTCGAGAGCGTGGTCCCTATTACCGAATACGAACAGTGGGATGTTGAGAACACCTTCAGGATTCTAAACAACCAAGAACCTGCTCGCAATCCTGTAAATCAAATCATACAGAATATGTTGCTGAGAGCCAGATTCAATCAGCAACGACATTATGAACTGTATGCAGTTGATTGCGAAGCAGATATTACAAAAGAAGCTCTAGAATTGTTGTTTAAAAGTTGTCCGCAGAAAGCAGCAGAACTGGTTAGAGGTCGTGGTGTAACATTGTACAGCGATAGAGCAAAAAAAATCGTGTAGTGATCACATGAAAATAGTATGGGAAAGAGATACCAAACACTCGTTGATAATATATGCTAGGCTATCGTACGATCACGGACCAATCACTCAAACAGGTCTCAGAGAGTCGGATCTTGACCCCATACAAGAATGGTGTATGAATAACAGATGCGGTGCTCGTAGAAGTTTCGATCAGTTTAGATTTAGAAATGAAGCAGAATTAACAATGTTTTTGTTGCGGTGGGGTTAATATGAAATTTCGTTTTAGAGATGGACCCGTATGGTTCAGTGATCATGTAATGGAAAATTATATTAACGAACTTCACAAAATACAGAAAAAGCAAAAAACACTTATCCCTGACTTTAATGAAATTAAATTTAAACAACTGGCAGTTGACTTTTTTTCCATGAAAGGTTTTACAGTTTGGCTAGATCAAGACAATCATTTATGGTTTGATGTTGATTTTACCGGTCCTGAATGGACTTTTGAAATATTAAGGAGTGACTAAAATGGAAATTATTACGGTTTGGCTACTAAGCGTTCAGTTATGGCTTGAGCCTGAAGAAAAGATAAAATTTGTATACACCAAAGAATATGCCACTTATGAAGAATGTATGAAAAACCGTGAAATTTGGGCAGAGAAAAAATTCAAATCATTTTGTTTGTTAAAAATTAAAAAACCGTGAGCGTAGTTTTTCCTTCTGACAAAGGTAGATTTATTGCAACAGGGCCGTTTGATGATGACATGCCGCATCATTATATCATTATTGCAGATTACCGTTGGTGGACTGATAACCAAAAAGAAATTTATGCCTGGATGGACGAATGTTTACCCAAGGGCAGAACGCATCAGCAAGGCATGGTGGTAGTCATTGACGACGTAGCAGACGCTAGTAATTTCTTGTTGAGATGGGACGCCTAATGGAGCACAATTTAGAACGCGACATGAAAGATGCGAGATGGTTCGTTGACAAAGTAAGAGCGTCGGAATCTTATGCACAAAATGTCTATGCTGCACTATGTAACAATGCATTTAAAAAACTGGAACTCATGCCTGTCCTCAAAGATGAAACATGGTCCTGCTCCTGGCGTAGTGCCGGCGGATTAGTAGCGGACCTTCGTTGTGAAGGTAATTACATGGATTGGTACTGTTCGGGTATCAGAGGGCTTCCTGATGAGGAAAGTAAATTTAATGGATTCGTAAACGAAAGTTACATAACTGATGAAATTCATGAAGATTTTAAAAAGCTAGGATGGGTGGTAGTTGAAGGATACTATGATGAATTATCATGCAACCTATAACAAACGCCATTGGCCGCATCAATTCAGAATGTTGCCTGAACCGGATGCCTGGGAACAAGCCTGTCGTCTTGAAGCCTATTGTATTGACAACTTTGAACGAGGTTCTTGGAGGAACAATGGACTATATTTTGTTTTTAAACGAGAACAAGATGCAACGCTGTTTTTGTTAAGGTGGGGCGGATAATGCCAAGTAAAGTAAAAGTACCATACAAAAAAATGAGCAAGCAGCATGATGAAATAGAAACTTGGCTTAAAGCTAATGCCGGTACAGGATCTGTACGATATGGAGGCAAGGACGGAGAGATCAATCATTGGCTTAACGGCGACGACTGGTTATATTACAACTGTTACAGTTTGGGGGACAGTGACCAGCTAGAGGACCAGGATACTCTGTTTATTTTCAAAGACGAAAAGATTGCTACTGAATTTGCCTTAAGGTTCGCATGATTGTTCCTTTAATTGAAAAAATTTGGTGGCATTTTATACCTTACGTGGAAATAAGTGTCAAGTGGCCCAAGGGCAATGTGGCAGTTGGATACAGTGATGCTAGGTGGTACGACGTTGGAGCCACATGGATCCAAATAGAGAGTGCTGATCCAAATGATCATTATCGTCCGTTTATGGAAGAATGGATTGGACGTCAAGGTTGGGATTGGGCATGGTATATGGGTAACACCGATGTCAGAGACAATCGATTGACCATTCGGATTCGAGAGAAACATGCGGTGTTTGCAACACATATTGCCATGATGTGTAATTGACTTTAATTCAATAACTGCTATTATTATACCATGAATGAAGAAATCTTGGGATACAATCAAACACCCGATGGCGCATGGGAACCCTTATATGAATGCAAAAAGGGATACATCTATTCTGCGGCTGTAATTTGTTGTCAAGAGTGTAGACGAATGATTCGCGGAATGGGCGGACCGCAAAATGCTGTTTGTTTAGAATGTTATAATAAAATTGGAAATTGATATGCATAATGACGCTCTTGGGAAAGAAATAACTATCAATGATTATGTTGCTTATCCACAGTCAAACAAACTTATGCTGGGTCGCGTGACCAAATTGGCAAACAAAATGGTAGTGATTGAATCAGTGATCAAAAAAGCAAAAAACAAATACACCAGTGAATTAAAAGAAATATATCGTAAATATCCTAACGATTGTGTTATAGTAGATAGAGACGCAGGACTAACCATGTATGTAATAAGGAATTCATGATCAAACGTATTGGCTTTGCCTGCAAATGGTTGAATGACCCCAGCGAGTGTGGCGGCATGAAGGTAAATGCCAAGGACCGAGATCTCAACGGGCGTAGCACTACCATGCGTTGGTTGCGTGAACATCCTGGCGAGGCCGAGCAGCGCCAATGGGACATTATGAATCACAATGCTGCTGCTGCGGTTAAAATGATTGAACGTGTGGCCACTCTACCTGCCGAGCGTAGAATGGTTCGATTAGGTAGTGAAATGTTGCAAGGTTATACAGAAAAAGATTGGAAAGCTTGGTGGCAACAGGCAGATGTACAACTACATTTAGAAAAGATATTCGCGCCAATTGGCAAAACTGCACGCCGATTAGATGTAAGGCTCAGTTTCCATCCTGGACAATTCTGTGTGTTGGCCAGCGAAAACGACAACATTGTAACGAGAAGTATAGAGGAGTTTGAATATCATGCAGATATGGCAAGATGGATGGGCTATGGCGCTTCGTTCCAGGACTTTAAGATCAATGTCCACATCTCGGGTAAACGCGGTCCAGCCGGAATCCGTGCGGCGCTCAGCAGACTCAGTCCCGAAGCAAGAAACTGCATCACAATCGAAAACGATGAAATGTCCTGGGGGCTTGAAGCCAGCCTCGAATTGGCTGCAGACGTCGCTTTGGTGTTAGACCTACACCATCATTGGATTGCCACCGGAGAATACATTGACCATAGAGACGATCGTATCAAGAGGATTTGCGACAGCTGGCGTGGTATTCGCCCTGTTGTTCATTACAGTATTAGCCGGGAAGATGTGTTGGTGGATCATGACCCACATGTACGCCCTGATCTTGCCGCTCTCTTAGCAGCAGGGTACAAGAAACAAAAACTGCGAGCGCACAGTGATTTTGCTTGGAACCAAGCATGCAACAAGTGGGCATTAGAGCACAGCGATTGGGCTGATATCATGGTTGAGGCCAAAGGTAAAAATCTGGCTAGCCAGCAGTTACACGAGCAAAGTCTTGCTCTAACTCCTGTCTAAAATTGTCTGCCCAATTTGTAGTCATTAAATGTTGAAAATTATGTTCCACAATTGGGCGTATTTGTTCTAGTATTTGATCTTGTGGTTGATCAGCAAGCCATACCATTTGTTCCCAAGCCATTCTCCATCTAACCAAGGCATCATATTCTTGATCGTAGCTTTCGTCAATGACACTATCAAATGTTTTAAACCCTAAGCGGCGTAGGTTAGCCATATAATTTCTTCCTGCAAACATAACAAATAATCTTCGACCTATTATAGGTTTGCTGGTTTTTTCTGTAAAAAAAGCAAAGTTGTCATGAAAGCATGTTTCTGCTACTACACTATATGCAGTTTGATTATAAACATTTATAGGAATAATTTGACTTAAACCCATTTGATGACCGTAATAGTTTACAGGATCAACTGTCCATTCAGGTTTTTGATCAATTTTTACTCCAGTATGTTCCCAAATCCATTGATCTGGATTGTCCCCCAATTGAGTATTGTGATCATTAAAGTAAGTAACTATTCCAATGCTGGGTCGTAGTTGGTAATGCCTAAACAGTTCGTCTCTATGTAGTTTTTTACGTCCTAGTAAAATATCAAAGGCTCTATATTTGAACTGGTATGGGTGCAGTCTTGATAAAATCTCTGGTAACCAGTGCTTATAAAAGTATGTGCTGGTCTCGAACCAATCCATAAACTGTTTAACTTGTGCATGATGCAACTCAAAATTTAAAAATCCGCAGATATAATAGGTTATATTTTTGTGGTCAGTTGTTTGAATAAATGCAGCAATTTCAGGGTGCAACTCAGTTGCAATTATAAAGACGTGATCGGATTCAGCACTTAATTTTTCAACTTGAGTCTCGAAATTTTTATGAAAAGGATAAGGAACATGCAAACCGGCTATTTTGATTGTACACTGAGAACATAGAAATTCGTCGAGATTGTTATAACTTACACAATCCTGCAATGGTTTCAATTGTTTAAATTGAGAAAAATGGTATCGAACAGAGTCGGAGTCGTAATAGACTCCGACGCTTGAGTAAAGCATTATTACTTTTTAGGTTTTTTTGCGGCTGTTTTTTTAGCAGCAGTCTTTACTTTGGTCGCAGTGGCTTTTGCCACCGCTTTGGTTTTAGCTGCTGTTTTTTTGGTTTTTTCAACCACAATCTCAGCTGCTGCTACTGCATCCTTGATATCAACTTTTCCATCCTTGTTTACATCAAGAATGTTGGTTGATGTAGGATCGCTTTCGTGTCCGATTCCATCTGGTTTTGTTGTTAGCTCGGTCGGACGAGCTGTTGGAAACGGCCACGGTTCGTTTGATTTTGTGGCACCGTCCAATGGATGTGAGCCATTTTCTTCAAATTTACGATCCCGCCATAAAAACAAACCTAAAACACCAATTACTACTACTGATAGAATAATTAATTCCATTTGGATCTCCTTGAAAATTAAAAATATTTAGTTTACAAAAAGGTGAAACAAAATCATTAAATGAGCATATTTTATGTTGCACCACCGCATAAATTATAGTATAGTAACCATACATTAATTATAGGAGATAGTAATGTACAATGTTGAAACTCTAGTAGACAATGCGGCCAAACAAACCAAAGCTGTTTTTTCTCATATTCCAAACGAAGAAATTCGTTCCGGGTTTGAAACTTTGGTAGATGCTCAGGCCACATGGACCAAAACTGTAGTAGCAGTGACAACTGATATTACCAAAACTGTTGCTGAATCAGCAACCAGCTTTATACCCAAGCAAACTGTTGCTAAAAAGTAAACACTAGTTGCTCAAATAGCAAGATTCAAAGCCCTGGTTGACAGGGCTTTTTTTATGTGTTACTATAAACACCTTATTAACTTTTTCTAGGATATACAGTGAACAAATTATTGTTAAATTGTAGACCCGCCACAGTATTTGATCCGTCTAACAAGGATCATCGCAGAGCATATTTTAACTTTCTCAAAAATTCAACTTGGGGTCGTAGTCCCTATCAATTTTTACTAGATCCAGGATTCGAAGATGTGCCTACCATGTGCCGTCATCGTTTGTGCGAATACTATGTTGGACGCGAATTTGGTGATAAACTAAACGATCCACCGCCGGTTGGTAAAAATACTAAATTAACTGTGGTCAAACTCAAATCACGAGAACGAGTTGACTAAAATACCATTATTGGGTATAATAACTTAACTTTGTAATTTTTGGAGACGTAAATGGGTTTAGATATGTACGCTTACGCTGCTGCTAAAGCTAACGAAGAGTGGGGTACAGGAGCACAACGAGAAATTGCCTACTGGCGTAAACATCCCAATCTGCATGGTTGGATGGAGCAGTTATGGCGCAGTAGAAATACTGAACCTAGCGCAGATCCTATGTTCAACGGTATAGAATTAGAACTCTCATGGGAAGATCTAGAACGTTTAGAGGAGGATGTTAAAAATGTCAAGCTCCCATCTACTTCTGGTTTTTTCTTTGGTAGTGATAGCGATGATTATTATCGCGAACAAGATTTAGAATTTATACGCAAAGCTCGCGCAGAGCTTTTTACTGGACTTAAAGTTTTTTACAATTCATCTTGGTAAGGAGAAACAATGACTCAAGCACAACGATTTGCCGACGAAGCTGTTTACGTTCTACAACTTAACACTCGGGATGCAGTCAAATATATTCAACGAAACGCTGGTTGTGATGAGACCACTGCAATAATGGTGTTTAAATCTGCAGTAACTCCACGCAAACAACGATGAAATATTTTTGCCTGTTTGGTTTGATGTTTTTAACATCCTGTGCCACCAGACACGTGCCAGATACCACTACATGGTTTGCTGATTGTTACAATAAACAGCGCCAAGAAGCTTTCATTGCTCGTGCCGAGACTCGGCTAAGCGACGATGATTACGAAGCTCGTAAAAGTTTACGAAGAATGTACTGGCAGTTACAAAAGGAATGCAAATGAAAAAAACTCTAGTGATTGCTGCCTGTCTTTTTCAAGTGGCTTGTGCTACCCCCGAAAGAATGAGCTATCAAGAACTCAATCACTATAAAATTGATTGTAAAAATAGACAACAACAATATCAATTTTTGGAAAGTCAGAAATACAGTCATTTAGACAGATTGAAGTTGGCATTTCAAATGACTAGTATTGCTGGCATGGTAGCCAATGCCTATCATGGCACTGACCAGGACAGTGGCGAAGGTATGGCAGGCAAACACGAGGCCTTAATAAGATTTTCACAAAATCAATTGATACAAAATTGTGCAATATGGGACAGAGAACAACAAATCAAACAAGAATCAGAAGAGCGTTAAAAACGCTAATGATTGTTTTGGCTTTTCCTGGACTGGTATTGGCTGAATGTTACCAAGAGTCAGTGACAGCTAATCAATCAACTGCTGAAATTCGCGAAATTGCTGATTTTCAAAAATTTGTCAAAACCATTGGTGACACGCAGACATGTTCTATATTGTTTCGTGCCCGAATTGGCAACAAATGGCATGATGCGAGAGGCGAAAGTCGCGGGCTACTAACTGACAGTACGGATCAAATATGCAGTCAGGCCATTCAGGTTGGCAGGATCAAAATCCTAGAACGCATACAAGGTGCTGCTATACAATCAAGTCAGACCTTGTATTGTAACGATTTTCAAATTCCACAATTGCGGAAAGGATTAGTCAAAAACGACACATTTAAACTGAGCGAACTCAAGCCACATCCAAACGCACCTGGCCCGTTTGAACACAAAGGTACTGTGTGTAGATATTTTTTAGAATCTGATATTGATCCAAAAACCAATGCACTCAAACAATGGGAAATAGTTGGGTGTGTGATCAGAAACGAATGGACAGTGGTTGACAAATTTTAACTTAGATTATATAATACTATTATGAAAACTTTTGTTTGTTTTGTATGCGTCTTGAGCATGTCAGCTTGTGGCACAATTGGTGGCACGATTTCCGGTGCAGGCCGGGACCTAAGTCGTGCCGGTGAATGGATTCAATCTAAATGAGGTGTAACATGAAAAAAAGTATAATTGCTATTGGTACCGTAGTATTTGTTTCTGCCTGCGGTACAACCAATGTGTATGACAAACGTGCTGATCTTGAGCGTGAGCGTCAGGAACGAGCGGTTGCACGTTCTATTGACCAGGCACCAAAATGGATGAGCAAATTGCCTGAAAGTCAAAATGCCATATATGCAAATGGTTCAGCAGTCAGCAGAGATTTTGCTATGGCTGATATGAAGGCCAAAAACATTGCATTCAGTTCAATTTGTATGGCAGCCGGCGGCGAAGTTGACAAATCCAGCAAGATTTATATGAATGATACTGAATTGGCCGGTGCTGAAAATTCAGAGGTAGCGATACGTAGCATGTGTCGCCGAGTTGATGTCAGTGGTGCCGAAGTTGTAGAGACTGTGAGAATCGCAGAAAACGGTAGATTCCGCAGCTATGTGCTAGTGGCATTGCCCACAGGAGAAGCCAATGCTATCCAACGACGCAACGACCAGCTACGTGCTAACAAAAATGCAGTTGAACGCTCGGACCGAGCTTTTGAAGATCTAAATAAACAATAGACATACACTAATCATTGCCGGCCCTACTGCAGATGTTAAATATTTGCAGTAGGGCTTTTTGCTGACTTTTTAAGAAACTAAATGAATAATTTTTGTGCTCATCCCTGGGCTGGACTTGATATTTCTCCCCAAGGTGATATCAAACCGTGTTGCAAATATGCTGTTACGGTAGGTAAGAATTTAAAAGAATATGCTAACAGTGAGCATTTAAAAAAATTAAAAGATGATATCTTGCACAACAAAAACCCCGAAGGGTGCAAAAGGTGTTGGGACGATGAGTCTGCCGGATTGCCTTCTAAAAGAATTTTAGACAATCAGTATATTTTTAAGGATTCTGCTCCAAACACAATCAAAGTACTAAGTCTTCCTTTTGGTAATACGTGTAACTTAGCTTGTAGGACATGCAGCAGTTACTCTTCTAGTAAATGGTTAGCTGACGAAAAAAAACTTGTAAAAAAATTTCCCTTGATCAAATTGCATGATCATAAAAAGTTTTATAAAGATCACGATTTCCTTGAACACATTAAAAAAATAACAACAGATGTTAGTCATATTACTTTTCCAGGTGGCGAACCATTTATAACTGGAATTGATGAACATTTATTTTATTTGGACTATTTGATCGAAACCGGAAGAAGCAATAAAATTTCGTTGACTTATATAACCAACTGTACAACTTTTCCTGAAAATAAATTATGGGATAAATGGAAACATTTTGAACACATTGAAATTTCCCTCAGCATTGATCAATTTGGCAAAAAATACGAATACATTAGATTTCCAGCGGTATGGGCAGAAGTTTATGATAATATCAAAAAATATCAATCAAAACAAGCAGACAATTTCAAGTTGAGTATTAGTCACACTGTTAGCATTTTTAATGTGTTATACCTAAACGATTTCTTATTATGGTGTTATAAAGAAAAATTGCCCAGGCCTTATTTGGGCATGGTGGAAAGTCCGTCGCAATATAATATCAAAAACTTGCCAAATTTGACTAAAAAAACTGTAGAAAAGCTGCTAGCTCCAAAACAATTTGAGCCCGTGATAAATTTTATGAATCAACCAGCAGATCAACCTATAGAAAATTTTACAGACTGGGTCCAAGAACTTGATAGTCTAAGAAATCAAAGTTTCTCCCAGATTTTTCCAGAATTAGCAAAATCAATTAATCCATAAATACAAAATGCGACTTTATGAACTAGAACAACAACCTCACGGCCGGCCAGAAATATTCCTGGACATGGACGGCGTGCTAGCAGACTTTTTTTCAGAATATGCCAAACTTGCTGGCGTTCCCGCTGATGTCAAAAGCGGGCGAGCAGACTACAGAAACATTCCCCCAGAACTGCGAGAACCTGTAATTGCACAGATGCGCGGCACTGATTTCTTTCAAAGACTGCCCAAATTCCCTAGTGCAGATAGATTGGTAGCTATGGTAGTTCAAGTGTTTGGCTACTACAACATCTGCTCCAGCCCACTACGCGGCGACAATCAAAACTCAGAAGCCATGAAGCGAGCCTGGATCGCAGAAAACTTGGATCCGCAGCCTAGAGTGATCCGCATCACTGGACGCAAGGGCAAGTATGCAAAACAAGCAGATGGTACACCCAATATCCTGGTTGATGATCGTAATAGTGTGCTAACAGAATGGGAACAGTCGGGCGGAATTGGTATCAAGTATCAAGCCGATGAAGATAGCTTAGACGTGGTTGCGAAGGGATTGCGTAGAGCTTTTGAAATTGTCAAAGGTCGGCGTGAGCATACGCCACAAAACATACAGAGCCGGGACCGTGGTCGAATGATTGCCGGACCACAGGACAACAAAGATGCGAGCTAGAGATTTTATAACTGAAAATACCGAACAAACTGCTGGAGAATACAGCACAGGTATAGTTAAACGGATAATTGAGAATGTATGGTCCTCGGCCTATCCAAAGGCAAGATTGTACACCGGCGACAGTTATGGATACAATCCTGTGTTTGCCAGCACCAAGCGTCAGTATGTCAAGAATCAAGAATATTATGATGGCCTAGCAGATCCCAAGGGTCACTTCTACTTACAAGTCAGTGTTGGATATGATTTACCCGAACTAGTAATCAATGTATTGGATGCTCATGCAGGCAAATTTTCTGGCATCGTAACCAAGATGCTCGATGAAATTTATAAAAGGCTCGAAGATCAATTTAGAGATCAACCCACGGTAAGAACATTGACTGTACAAGATGATGCCAGCGGCGGAGCCTGGCAACACATTGCTCAAAAATTAGGAGCCAACAATGATCTACACCGCAGTCACTTGATACAAAAAAAATCAGTAACTGGTGATGGCGATAAATCTTTAAAAGAATTTGTAGGCCCGGCTGGTGATGACGATGGGTCAGAATCAACACCATCAGGTGATTTTTTTAAGTTTCGGAAAATCATAACCACTGAACTAGCAAAGTTAGGATTCAAGACTAAACCACTTCCAAATCTAAAAGGCGGTTTTGGATGCACCAGAAAAAGAGATGAAAATACACTAGATGCGATTATGTTCGTTCCAATTACTAATAGCGATGTTCTAGTCAAACAAGGCAGCATTGAAGATGGTCGTCCCTATTTTGATACAGGTCCAGATTTTATGTATAGAGTAGGTGCCACTGTGGATGATGCAATATTTTGCTTGACTAAAATTGAACAGGATTATAATTTATTGTCATTAAATGAAAGCACCTATCAAGAACACGAAGATCAACTGCGTGATTTTATCCAATGGTGTGTGCGTAAATTGAACATTGAACAAGAATTACCACGAATTAGATTCCAAGATGCCAAAGAAGGTCCAGATCAACACAGAACCGGATACTACGACGACAATGATGACATCATGTGGGTATACACTGGTAATAGGAATTTGATTGATATCATGCGTACTGTGGCACATGAATTGGTGCATAGAAAACAACACGAAGACAATAGAGTACACGGTGATCAAGCATATCCAGGATCTCCCATTGAACAGGAAGCAGATGCAGTGGCCGGCTACCTTATGAAATTGTATGGCAAAGACAATCCGGAGATCATTGAATGAGAGCCAGAGAATTTGAACTGACCGAAGATGAATTGTTTGAGCTCAATATGAGCCCAGGCAATCTGGCCAAGATGTCCAAGAATATTGATGCCAGAGTGGGCATGGAATTTGAATTGATTGTACCCAACGCAGATACAGATGACGAAGATGAATTTGAATCAGAACCTGACTACGATGCCGACGAAAGGTTTCCTACCGGGCAAGGTTGGACAAGAGATATCATGGATTTCTTCCGTGGCGGCGAAATGGGCAGCAGCACAAGAGAAATACAAAGAGCCATTGATAACTTGAATGATGATTTTTACACCTGGGTCGACGAAGATCAAGGTAATTTTATAAACTCGGCCGACGGAGTAGCAAGAGCACGAGAAATAGCTCTTGATAATATCAATCAAGATGATTACGATTCTCCTGAGGAACTAAGAAAAGCTTTGGAAGATTATCTTGATGAAAACCAAGATAGCATACGCGATCAAATAATTGACGAATACAACGAAGACCTTGACTCAAAGTTTGAAGAATGGTTAGATCGGCAAGGTATCAATTCAATGTCTGACTTTGGCAATGAATATAATTTAGAATGGCCATACTGGACTGAACCAGATTACGGTGGTAGAAGGGGCAGTGTCAGTATCGACGATGTTGCCGGCGATTTTAGCAATGCCATTGGTCGTCCTGTGAATGCCAGCTCTAGTTATCACGGTGCCACTAGACGACCAGGACATTATGTAGTGGAACCTGATTCAAGCCTACACGGCGACGAACCCGGTGATGGCGGATTAGAATTTGTTAGCCCTCCATTAACTATATCAGAAATGTTAGATGACATTGATTCTGTGGCTCAATGGGCCGAACGCACAGGTGCATATACCAACAGCAGTACCGGACTGCATATGAATGTGAGTGTGCCTAACCAAGACAAATTAGACTTTGTTAAATTGGCCATGTTCTTAGGAGACAACTACATTCTAGAACAATTTGGCCGTGAAGGCAACACCTACTGCAAAAGCATATTGAAAAATATCATACAAAAAGGCCGTAATGAGCCTGAGCGTGTGTCTGAAATGATGCGTCAGTTTCAAAATGGACTAAGTGATATTGCCAGCAAGATCTTGCACACCGGCGAAACACAAAAATATTCGAGTATCAACAACAGAGGTGATTGGGTTGAATTCCGTAGTCCCGGCGGCGACTGGTTGGGACGAGACAATCTTGACGATGTAAAGAACACTATGTTGCGTGCAGTAGTGGCCTTAGATGTGGCCACCAAGCCCGAGGAATTCAAACAAGAATACTACAAAAAGTTATACAAAACACTATCACAAGGCCAAGACAACGATACTATTCAATACTTTGCAAAATATGCAGCAGGCGAATTGCCACAAAGCGCATTAAAAGCATTTGTTAGACAGATACAGGGCAAGCGTGGTGTTGAAAAACTTACCAAAGGTGCCAAAGATATATTATTGGTCTGGAAAGTTACCGGCAGTGCTTCGAGTCCATATCAAAGTCAAGGCACGGAAGTGATAGGCAAGACTCAGTTGGATGCATTTGTAGAAGCCATTAAAAAATGGCAATTGAGCATTGGTAGTTATAGCATAGAAGAATGGGCACAAGAACATGGTTGGCGGGCACAGCCCTTACGAGCTGCTACTACGGCAGATATGAACGAGTTAAGTGATAAGTTTTATCGTGTGTATGTTGAAGGAAATTCGCAAGGTGTATATGTATATGTAAAAGCCATGAGTGAGTTTCAAGCCAAACAAGTGGCCATGCGAAGACACCCTGACATATTTGCCAACGCGGCCAGCGAAGATATCAACGTGGCTCTTGATCCTGACTACACCGGCAGAGAAACAATGCCCTCTACGGTGAGAGCAAGACTAGGCGAACCTGAACCTGTAGGGAGAGAACCACCTGGTCAGACGCAAGTACAGAATTTTAGAGTGTCTTACACAGCGACCTACGACGGCGAAGTTAGAAATGACGCTGTTACTGTTCCAGCCCGTAATGCAGATGCTGCCGTGGATGTAATGAGAACTAATTTACAACGGGCCGGATATACGGTTTATAGAATTGAAGCCGAACCTGTAGCAAGGTCAAGACTGCCAGATCCACCAGAGACTGTGGATATAGGATCCACACCCAGCCGTGATCAAGAGTTTACCGGAGTTTGGGAATTCGTCAGTAGAAACACCGGCGAGGTTGTCGGTGTGGTTAGTGGTATTGGTAATGCGGTAGCAGATGCTGAAAGACATGCAGCCAGATGGCAACAGCAAACTGGATTTGATGATCCTATCTATGTCAGACCAAGAATGCAGGCAAGACAACAGGTACAAGGCACAGAAAGCCTACCACCAGGTAATACACGCTGGTTGGTATTAGATCGTAACGACCGTGAAGTTTACAGTTTCGTTGGTCGTAGCAATCAAGGCGAAGCCAATCAGTATGCAGCCAATTGGTTGAGACAGAACGGCCTATTAGGCAGTGGAGAATTTATGGTGGTGCCGGCAAGATGAGAGCAGCGGACTTCACCACAGAAATGGCCGGATCAATACATAGAGGCATCTCAAATGTATTAGCAGATAAAGGTTATACTTATTTAGGCGGTGGTATAGACAAACATGCATATTTAGAACCCAACGGTCAAGTGTATATTGTGTTTGGTTATCGTAAAGGTGTACAAGATTTCAGTCCCGATCAACGAATGTTTGTCGATTGGATTAACTATTGCAACAAGCATCGCAACAATCCGCACTTGCCCAGATTCTCAGGATTTGAAAGTTTTGAATTTCAAGGTAAAAGATATATTCAGGCCAGAATGGAAACACTAGAAGAATTACCCAACACTGTTAGAGATTTAGTAGCACAGATTGATCAAGTGACCAAACAGATAGGCCGAGGCAATTTACAAGCAGCGTATAACAAAATAAAAAGTTATGCTGAGTTTGCCAGTGCCGAAGATTATTACTCACCAGGTTACAATCCCAAGTATTTTGAAGATGTACAAGAAGTCATTGACCTATTGGGTGGGCCCGAACGAGCAGATGGCCTACTAAAGACAGTATACGAAGTTTCAAGATTTGCTCGCAAACACAATTTTTCAGTGGATCTACATAGTGGCAATTACATGGCCAGACCCGACGGCACTATTGTGGTCAATGATCCTTTTGTGATCTGGGAAAGAAATTTGTAGATCATATAATAGATTAAATAGTATAATAAATCTATTCAAGGAGGCTCAATGGCTAAAGTTCTATGTGTTTTATATGATGATCCGGTAAATGGTCATCCAACAAGTTACGCAAGAGACAGCATTCCCACAATCACGCACTACCCAGATGGACAGACCGTTCCAAGTCCACATGCTGTGGATTTCTCTCCAGGTGAACTACTGGGCAGTGTTACAGGTGGTTTAGGTCTAAGAAAATTTTTAGAAAATTTAGGTCATGAATTTGTTGTGACTTCAGACAAAGATGGACCCAACAGTAGATTGGAGAACAATCTACATGATGCTGAAGTGATTATCAGTCAGCCGTTCTGGCCAGCTTATCTTACAGCAGAAAGAATTGCCCGAGCACCAAAACTTAAACTGGCACTCACAGCAGGCATTGGTTCAGATCATGTGGACTTACAAGCAGCCATGGATCGTGGCATTACTGTAGCAGAAATCACATACTGTAATAGTAATAGTGTGGCAGAACACATTGTGATGCAGATGTTGAGTCTGGTACGCAATTACATTCCCAGTTACAAACAGGTTGTAGATGGTGGCTGGAACATTGCTGACTGTGTAAGTCGCAGTTATGATATCGAAGGTATGCATGTGGGCACAGTGGCAGCAGGTCGTATTGGATTACGAGCATTGAGATTACTCAAACCATTTGATGTGCATCTACACTATTTTGATCGTCATCGTTTGCCTGCACATGTTGAACAAGAACTAAACCTTACCTGGCATGACAGCGTAGAAAGCATGGTTCGTGTGGTGGATGTTGTGACCATCAACTGCCCACTTCATCCAGAAACAGAACACTTGTTTAATGATGCCATGATTGCCAAGATGAAGCGTGGCAGCTATATTGTGAACACTGCACGTGGCAAGGTATGCGATCGTGATGCTGTGGCCCGTGCATTGGAAAGTGGACATCTAGCAGGTTATGCTGGCGATGTATGGTTCCCGCAGCCCGCACCACAGGATCATCCCTGGCGTTCAATGCCCTGGCATGGCATGACACCGCATATTTCTGGCACCAGTTTGTCAGCACAAACACGCTATGCCGCAGGTGTGCGTGAAGTGTTAGAATGCCATTTTGAAGGTCGCCCAATACGCAATGAATATCTGGTGGTGCAGAATGGTCAACTGGCAGGTGTGGGTGCTCATAGCTACAGCAAGGGCAATGCCACAGGCGGGTCAGAAGAAGCGGCCAAGTTCAAGAGATAAGGTCATGTATGTGTTGATCGTGTATATGTTGATCACCACTAATTCTGGTTTGGTAGGGTTGAAACCTGTGACCATTGCAGGATATCCTACCACGTCAGAATGCTTGGCAGAATCTCGAATACAAATGAAAAATCCTAATGTTTCGGATATTCTATGCACTTGGAAAGACGGATATCAAAATAAAACTTGACAGAAAATAAGTTATATGTTACTATCAATAACTCTTGCTCTTGCTTTGAATGCTGCTAAGTTGCCATATAAACAACTTGAAAAATACTATTGGGACTGTGACACTTTGTTCATGAAAGGTGAAATGGGTGGTCAAGACTTGTGGAGTTGTTTATCTGTGACAGAGGAGTTTCAGAAAAAGTTTAAAACAAAAGAAGCTTTTAAGACTTATTGGCACGAACAAAAGCTGTATCAATGGAACATGCGTGGGTATAATCCGAATGCTGAAACATATTGAGATTAACTTATGATTGAAATACTTGGTTTTTTTGGCACTGTCATTGGCCTAATGATTGTCATACCTTTTGTTGGAGACATATTTTTTGATAGATAAACTGAAATGGGCGTTCATGGCATTTTGGGGACCAGTGCTGGGCATACTGTTTGGAGTGTACATAGTGTTGCATGTGTTACCCGGATTTGTAATAGACACATTAGAAAAACGCAGGCGTAAAAAACAATTTCAAAAAAATCTTAAAAAAATTAGACCAAATTCAAATTCTAGATTAGACACACCTAAAGCAAGTGAGGTGGCTAAAAATGAATGGGGCGGTGCATGAGCTATTGGCTGCATGAGAATAAAGATTGGCAACTAGTACCACAGCACACAGAAGCCTGGCAAATTGTCGAAAAGTTTATTCACTGTGCTGCCTGTCATAAATTTCTTGATGGGCATAATGGGCCGAAATTAGCATTGTGTGAAATCTGTTATCTTGACCAAGACAATCGTCATACAAATTATGTAATAAGACGAATATTTGGTCAAAGTTAAGTTTTATGTAAAAAAAAATTGTAAAGGTTTAAATCCATGAGCAATCTTATGAACTTGCCTAATCCACCAGTATTTTCTGATGTTGATCAACATCGATCGCATATAAAACAGCGTTTGGCCGCAGCATTTAGACTTTTTAGTAAGTTTGGATTTGATGAAGGCGTGGCTGGTCATATAACTGCTCGAGATCCTGAATTTCCAAATACATTTTGGATGAATCCTTTTGGCTGTCACTTCAGTCAAGTGTGTGTGAGTAATCTCATACAGGTTGACGAAACTGGTTCAGTTATCAATGGCAATGGACAGATTAATCTGGCAGGATTTTCTATTCACAATGCAGTTCACCATGCCAGACCTGATGTGATGGCAGCAGCACATACACACAGCATTTATGGTCGCGCTTGGAGCGTGTTTGGTCGACGTTTAGATATAGTCACACAGGATGCTTGTGCTTTTTTCAATGACCATTCTGTGTATCATGATTTTGGTGGAGTTGCAGTTGAACTGGAAGAGGGACAAAGGATAGCCAAAGCATTGGGCAATAACAAAGCAGCGATACTGCAAAATCATGGTTTACTTACTGTTGGTAGCACAGTAGATGCTGCTGCTTGGTGGTTCATAACTATGGAAAGAAGCTGTCAAGTTCAACTTATGATTGAATCGGCGTCACACAATCGAATGAAACAACGAATTTCTTCAGAGGTTGCCGAACAATCATATTCTATCATGGGATCAGAATGGCAAGGATGGTTTAGTTTCCAACCATTATATGATAGAATAATCAAAGAACAGCCAGATTGCTTGACCTAATTCAATTATTATCGTACAATTTATTGGTGTTGTAAAAATCATTTTAAAATTTTTTTTTGAAAGGCCCTATGTACAGCTTATTCAAATTTTTATTCTTCCTGGCTAGGAATTTTTATCATCTTCTAGATCCTAATAAAAACGGACTAAAAAACGCACCTGCACAGATGAAATATATTATCAGTGTGTGGCTGGCCTGTTTTTGGGCGTTGGCATTTAGTTTATACACTGGCGAAATAATGTACCTTGGCTATAATGTGTTTGGTCATTTGGCTATTGTCAGCATGGCTTTTGTCACATGGTTAGTGGTGCGTACAGTGCAAAAAGAATATCCTGATCGTCCCACTGACGAACAGTTTAGACAACCTGATCGCAGTCCACGTGATCAAGAACTCAGCGACGACGAAAAATGGCCCTGGCCAAAAGGAATAAAATAGCATGACAGTGGTAACCTGCATTGAAGATCTACGGCGTTTGCATGAATCACGCACACCTCGCATGTTCTATGACTACTGCGACAGTGGGTCTTGGACAGAGTCTACCTATAGAGCCAACACAACGGATTTTGACAAGATAAAACTGCATCAGCGTGTGGCCAAAAATGTCAGTGATAGAAAATTGATCACTGCCATGCTGGGCCGCAAGGTCACAATGCCTGTGGCACTTTCACCCACAGGGTTTGCAGGCATGCAACACGCTGACGGTGAAATATTAGCTGCCAGAGCAGCAGAAAAATTTGGAGTGCCTTTCTGCCTGTCTACCATGAGTATTTGTTCTATAGAAGATGTTGCTGCACATACCACTAAACCTTTTTGGTTTCAACTGTATGTGATGAAGGATCGAACCTTTATTGGAAGACTGATTGATAGAGCCAAAGTGGCAGGATGCAGTGCTCTTGTGCTTACACTGGACCTACAAGTCATGGGGCAGCGTCACAAAGACATCCATAATGGACTGAGTGCTCCACCCAAACTCACTGCCAAAAATGTTTTTAACATGATGACCAAACCCAAATGGTGTTGGAACATGCTGCGTACCAAACGCCGTAACTTTGGTAATATTATTGGTCATACAGAATCAGTCACAGACATGGGATCCTTGGCTGCGTGGACCGCAGAACAATTTGATACCACCATGACCTGGCATGACATAGAATGGATCAAAAAACGCTGGGGCGGGCCACTGGTGCTGAAAGGCATACTACACAGAGATGATGCAAAATTGGCTAGAGATACAGGAGCAGATGCTATAGTAGTGTCCAATCACGGTGGCAGACAGTTGGATGGTGCTGTGTCCACTATCATGGCATTGCCAAGTGTTGTAGCGGCGGTGGGCAAAGATTGTGAAGTATGGTTGGACAGTGGTATTAGATCCGGGCAAGATGTTTTGAAAGCATGGGCATTAGGTGCTCGTGGCACTATGATAGGCCGAGCATTTTTACATGGCCTTGGTGCTATGGGCGAACAAGGAGTTACAAAATGTTTGGAAATTATCCATAGTGAACTAGATACTACTATGGCATTGACCGGACACAGAGACATTAACGATGTGGGCAACGATATCTTGATTGGATACACCACACCGTCTAGTGTGGTGGTTTGACAATGGTTAAAACAAAACTGATCACTGTTTATGAAAGGTTTCATGCTCGTAATCCTAAACCTAATAGACCGCCCAAAGAAAAGATATACAATAACGCATTCAAGAGCCTGGTTGGTGTGACATTGTCTGCTCAGACCAAAGACGAAAGAACCGCAGAAGCCTGCCGTAATCTGTTTGCCCGAGCTAGAACTGCTGAGGAGATTTTGGCTCTAGACATAGATGAACTAAAACTATTGATTCGGCCTGCAGGCATGTACAACAACAAGGCCAAGAATCTCAAATTAATGAGCCAACAATTGTTAGAGCGTCACGCCGGCATTGTGCCCAACGATAGAAAACAGTTGATGCAGTTGGCAGGGGTAGGACGCAAAAGCACAGACATTATGATGCGTTTTGTATTCAATGAACCTGCGATTGCAGTGGATACCCATGTGCATCGCATTGTTAATAGGCTAGGCATTGCCAAGACCAAGGCAGAACACAAAACAGCAGAAGTTCTTGAGCAACGAACTCCAGATCAATATCGTTGGGGCGCACATGAATGGCTTATAGAGTATGGTAAGTATGTTTGTCGAGCACGGGGTCCTAGATGCAATGAATGCATGTTTACAGACCTCTGTGACTATCACAAAGAAAAAATAAGCAATGGATCTAGTACAAGCACTTAGATCTGATCAGGCTGGAGAGACAGGTGCAGTCTGGATCTATCGAGCCATGCAATTGTTCCGCCATGATTCAGCAACGGCCGATCTTATGCAAGAACATTTAGCTCAAGAATCACAGCATCTGGCTGAGGTCAATGCCATTTTGCCTAGATCCAAGCACAGCCTGCTTGTGCCACTGTGGGCAGTTGCTGGTTTCATAACTGGATTCATTCCTGCTGTCATGGGACCTAACTGGATTAAACACACCATTGCCACAGTAGAAACTTTTGTTGATCAGCATTATTTGGAGCAGATAGAATTTTTATCCGTGTATGATGCGGACCTCGCTGGTATCACAGTTAACAATCAGCAGCAGTTGATTGATATTTTGAAAAAACTGCGTTTTGATGAAATCCGTCATAGACAAGATGCTTTGGGCGATGTTATAGTTGTACCAGGTCGTGCATTAAAATTATGGTGTAAATTGGTTCACGCTGGATCAAAAGCGGCTGTAAAAATTGCTATGAAGTTTTGATTTTTTTTAACCAAGGTAAAAGATGTGCAAAAAACATGACAAACCACATCGTAGTCATTTCATATTGAAATGAACCACAATGAGAGGGTGAATGAAAGAGGTTGAAGATACCAAGTAGTAAAAATAATGGAGCAGGTAACAGTGATAAAATTAGATATAAAAAACGCATGTTTAAATTTTTAATGTGAAAGGAAGTTCATGAAAAATGTAATGTTTACAGTATTATTTATATTATCAATGCCTGTTCAGGCAGATGACGCATTGTTTAGAAAGTCTGGTTGTATTGGTTGTCATCAGGCACAGAACAGGGTAGTAGGTCCATCTTTGAAAGAAGTAGCAGCCAAATACAAAGATAGAAAAGATGCAGTAGAGTATCTCGCTGGAAAAATTCGAAATGGTGGCGGTGGAGTCTGGGGCGCCATGGCCATGCCCAAGCAACCCCATGTGTCAGAGGCAGATGCAAAACTGCTGGCACAATACATAATGACTGTGAAATAAATGTGGATAATGTACATTGCGTGGCTGTTCAATCCAGGCAATGATCACAGGGTAGCTGCCTATGCGCTACAGGAACAGTGTGAAGCAGTTAAAGTTGAGGCATTGAAGGATCCAAGAGTAAAATCAGTTCGTTGCACACTAGTAACAAATTCAGCTTTTACACAAAACTAATGGAGTAATATATGATATCGGTAAAAAATTATTGGCACATGCTTCCTGACTTTGCTTGGAGCAATCTGTTGTTAAGGATTCCTCTGGCCTTGATCTTTATCACACAGGGCTTGAGCAAACTGCCCTTTGATCCCGCAGGCGGAGCAGCATTTGGACTTGGTCCCTTGGTGTGGTGGTTTGTTGCTTATGGTGAAGTACTGGCAGGAGTGGGACTGCTAGTGGGTGGTGCAGCCACATTGTACAAAATCCGTGACTGGCCCTATGCTGCAGAGTTCGGTGATGCACTGACCAGATTCAGCGGCATTGTGATGTGTTGTGTGGCCACTGGTGTAATTTGGGTTGTGTTGAAACCCGAGAGTTTGATAACTTTTATGCTGACGGATTATTTACATTTCTCTCTCTGGGTTGGCGGTTTGTATTTTGCTCTGCGTGGAAACTGGGTAGTGGCCGAGCGCAAGAAAAAACAAATTCGTGACATGTGGTGATAAGCACGTATGGTTGACAGTGAAAAAATCAATCATGTTGCCAACACACTGGTAGCAACTTTCCATAAGCTGGCACTGTTTGGAATTGGTGCTGCCACAGTGTGGGCAGCATCGTGGACTTTTTTTGAACTGTTTTCTAAACATCATGCTGGTGTAAGTGATTTGCTTTTATTGTTTATATACTTGGAAATTGGAGCTATGGTTGGAATTTATTTTAATACCAATCATATGCCCGTAAGATTTTTATTATACATAGCAATTACAGCACTCACTCGCCACATGGTAGATATCATGAGTCACGCTGCCATTGACATTTGGCAAATGATTGCAGTCGCGGGATCTACACTTGTAATCACTTTCAGTGTGGTCTTGATAAGATACGCCAGCCATAACTATCCCAGCCATGACAAAACAGATGATACTTAATGAAACCGCCTGCCAAGCCTGTCCAAATAAACCAAAAAAAACTTCCTGCGTTTTGTCCAAACCCTGCTATGGAATTTTGGTCCGCGCATCCCAAGGTATTTTTAGATTTTAACGAAAACGGTATGGCCAGTTGTCCATACTGCGGCACACAATACATGATATGTTTTGAAACAAAGGAATAACAATGAGTGAATTAAAAAAAGCCATGATATTTTTAGTGCTGGGTATGGCCATATGTTTTACATATATTTTACACAAAAATTAGTACCAGATGCACTGGGGTAAAGGAGTGATTGGTTTGAACTAATTACAAACGCTATTTCTGATAAATATAGGCATGTATGTACTATATGTCTACTTTTTTATCACGCTGAACACAGGCACACCTGGACTCGAATCAGTTGAAATGGGTGGTTTTCCTACCATGCAGGAATGCTGGGCGGAAGCCACCCATTTGCTTGAACAGCCTAAAGTGGCCACGTTAAGGTGTACATGGGTAGAAAATTATGAACCCCCACCTACCACTTGAACAAGGAGCACATTTGAGATGTTTGTGTATATCTTAACTGTGTATATTTTATCAAGTGACCCTCCTGTGTTATTTGTAAAAAAACAGTATAATACATTAGAAGATTGTAGAAATTGGGCAGAATTTTACAATGAGTATCCATTTCAGTCAAAATGTACACGATTTAAGATAGTAAAATGAGCCAAGAAAAATTTGATTATAAGATTGCCAATGAAATTAAAATAGAACCTCAGGACTGGATGCCTGATGCCTATCGCAAGACTCTTATAAGACAAATTAGTCAACATGCTCACAGTGAAATCGTAGGCATGCTGCCAGAAGGCGGTTGGATCACTCGAGCACCAACACTGAAACGCAAGGCCATTCTACTGGCCAAAGTACAGGATGAAGGCGGGCATGGTATATATTTGTATAGCGCCGCAGAGACTTTGGGAATCAGTCGTGAAGAAATGTTAGCGGAACTGCACACAGGACAAGCCAAATACAGCAGCATATTTAATTATCCTGCCGTGACCTGGGCTGATCAAGCAGTGATAGGTTGGTTGGTAGATGGTGCGGCCATCATGAATCAGATTCCCCTGTGTCGTTGCAGTTATGGTCCATATGCCCGTGCCATGATACGCATCTGTAAAGAAGAAAGTTTTCATCAGCGCCAGGGCTATGATCAGCTTATGGTCATGATGAAGGGTACTGATGAGCAACGAGACATGGTGCAGGCGGCTGTGGATCGCTGGTGGTGGAAAACTCTAGCCATGTTTGGCCCACCTGACGCTGAGAGTGTTAACACAGAAAAGACCATGGCCTGGGGCATCAAGCGTCACACCAATGATGAACTGCGTCAGAAGTTCGTGGATGCCACTGTGCCGCAGGCTGAATACCTTGGTGTCCAGTTACCAGATCCTGATCTCAAGTGGAATGATGATCGTGGTCACTATGACTTTGGTGAGATAGATTGGACAGAGTTTTGGCAGAATGTGAATGGTGATGGTCCATTGAATAAACAAAGACTGCACACCAGGGCACAGGCACATATAGATGGTGCTTGGGTGCGTGAGGGTGTACTGGCTTATGCAGAAAAACATAAAAATAAAAAATGAGAGCTTACGAGTTTATAACCGAGGCAGCAGGATTAGGCACACAGCTATATGCACCGCATCCTAACACTGTCAATGAGTCCTTAGGATTAAAGCCACAAGTCAAAGTATGGACCAGCACCGCTATCAAAACTCCTGAAGGAATAACCAGCGAATGGGTGCGTTGGTGTGATGCAGAAATGCCCGAATGGATTGGAGATACAGGATTTTTGTTTGATGTCGCTCCCGCGGCAAAGATACTAACTATCAGGTCAGACCGTGATGCTGTTGCTGTTGCACAACAATACGGGGCACAATTTAAGAATCCTATAGAGTTGCTGACCAAAATGCCTTGGGCAGCAATTGGCCAGGACTATGATGCTGTACATTATACTGCAGAGAATAATTGGCAAGACACCATAATGCGAGCTTGGGATGTTGAAAGTACAGTATGGTTCAATCCTGGGGTGTTAGGTAATAAGAGAGCGGTTAAACTTGCTCGTAATCCTGAATACCAGGATGATCTAGACGAAGCGTTTAATCAGCCCTACCCACATGAAATCGAGCAGAAAAGTGAGTTTGGCGATTACGACACATTAGTACGATTGCCGGATGGTAAGTACCTAAGCATCATGTTCAATCACGAAGGGAACAACGAATGGCAAGTTGAGTTTTATAGAAACAACAGTCAAGAAATTACTGGTGAAGGTGATGCACAAAGAATATTTGCCACGGTTTTAAATGCCATACAAAAATTCGTCAAAGAACACGAACCATGGCGTTTGATTTTTTCAGCCAAAAAAGATGTTGATCCGGGACAAAACAGTGAGAGTAGAGCAAAATTATATGACAGGTTGGTTCAAAGATATGCGGCCGCATGGGGCTATGATGACTACAGTGAAGACCATGGCGATCAAGTGGTGTATGAACTGACACGATTGAAGCCGGGTGTGACGGAAGGCAAAATAACCAAGAAGATGATACACGATCTTGCTAACCGTCGTGGCATAGCCTGGGACAATGAACCCAGTTTCTTGCGTATGACAGAAAAACTCACTGGGCACAAGCATCTTGACGATCTTGACGCAGAACAACTACGCCGGGTATACAGTCATATCAAAAACAAACAAGACATGGCGGAAGGCAAAAA